TTACCCACAAAACCAATGGGCGGTGACCCTATGGACCAGTGGGCAAGAGCAAATCCAACTCTTGCCGCTAAGGTAAAACCAGGTCAATCTGGATACAATACCATAAGAACAAGACTAGATGCCGATAATGATAGGCAAGAAAATTATGATGCTTATGATTTGGTTCTTTCTCACCTGATTAACGAAGGTTATGCCGATACTTATGAAGCGGCACTTACAATTATGACAAATATGAGTGAAGATTGGAAGTATAGTATTATTGAAGATATTGCAGGAAATCAATACACACCAAATCCAATTGGAAACGCAATTAGAACTGGTGCTGGACTTCTTAATAGGGTTGTTAATGGTACTAGACCAAAAACACAACCACCTGGACCACTACCCCCATTAACTGGTCCTGCTGGTGAGATTCGCTCTAAACCGCCACTAGTTGGGACAGTAAAAACACAAACACCCGGATCCGCAACTCAATCTCGTGGCCGTGTTGACCGTGGTAATGCTCCAAGACCTACTATACCAGTTGGCGCTACAAATATTAGAAGTTTATAGATATGATTCTGCTGGAAAACAATATACGCATATTCAGAAATAAACATAGACCACTTCTCAAACTGGCACACAAGAGGGTTTCACCACCCTCTTTTTTTTTATAAATAAATAAAAAAGTAAGAAATAAATGAAAACTTTTAATCAGTTTTTATATGAATGTTATTTGAGTGAAGCACCTGAGGAGGGTAGACCAGCAGGAAGAAGAAGATCTGGTGGCCTAACATATGAACAAGAAATGCAAAAAATAACGGATAGAACGGCAGCGGAGGCGGCGGCCAAGGCCAGAAAAAAGGAGGCGGCAGCGGCGCTGGCAGTGGCAACAGATAGACCAAATGCAGCTGCAGTAACTGCTTTAGGTGCAACGGGTGCTGGGGCAACTTTAGCAGCAAACAGAGGTGATGATCCAGCAAGACCAAAATTAGATGATAGGTTGGATTCTGACATAAAAAAAAATACAGTGTCTAGATCTACACTTACAGGTGAAACTGGAAATAGCGGAACTCCAAGAAGATCTCCAGCACTTCGTCCACAAGGATCACCAGGATCTGCTGCTGTCACTAATACTGCAACAAGAGCAACAGGAAAAGGTATTCTCAAAGGACTTGGAAGAGTTGTAGGTCCTGTCTCCGCTGCTCTTGATGTTGCTGATGAGAGATCAAAAGGATCTGGATGGTTAAGATCACTTGCTAAAGGTGCCGTAGTTGCCGCTGGTGGTGCCGCTGGTGGTGCTGCTGGTAGTGTTGCCGGACCAGTTGGAACAGTTGTTGGTGCTGGGGCTGGATCTATTGCAGCATCTAAGGCATTTGATACTGTTGCCGGTGCAAATGCAGTAGAAAGAAAGGCAATTGCAACCGCAAATCGTAAGAGTCAATCTGGTGGCGAAATTAAAGGTATTGGCGGACCAACATCATTCAGTCAGAAAAAACCAGGTGGAGCAGCATTTATTTCAACTGGATCTGGAGCACAAAGAAGAACTGCTCAACTTGCTAAGACTTCTGTAGTTACTGGTCCTGGTGGTAAGCAAGAAGTTGGAAATCTTGCCTTTCAGGGTGGTAAGGCAGTTTATAAGAGAGCAGATACAAAATCTCTTGCTCAGACTTCTTCCAACCCATTCGAAAGAATTGGAAGAACATTTGCTGCCGGTGCATATAAGGCAAATGATGCCAAACTTGCCGCTGCTAAACTTGCCACAGCAAGATCATCAGATGCTACTCGTAATCAAAAACTTGGTGTCAAATTAAAACCTGGTGGTTAGTTTTTATAAATACTTTCATAAAAAGTAAATTTTTAATAAAATGTCAGGGTTCTCTAATAGTCTTGTTGATGATATTAGTTTTTTATATTCTAATATATCTCAAAAAAATACAGAAATTTTGAATGAAGACTCACAGTATTATGATGAAGAAGTTGCAGAACTTGTAGAAGATATTCTTTCCAAGATTTCTTTATCGATGATTTATGAGGGGTATAGTGCCAATGCCACAATTTCATTTTTAGCAAACTCTTCAGAAGATGATATTTTAAATGAATATTTAAATTTTGACGAAAATTTAATTAAAGAAAGTGTAGTTTCGGAAGATTATATTCAGGAACAATTAGAACTTTTTGTCTTTGCTATTAATGAGGGTTTGTTCGATAAATTAGGAATTGGCGCACTTAAATTTTTAGGAAGAGTTGCCTCAAAACCAGCAAGAATGAAAGCTGCTGACAGACTTCTTAAAAGTAGTGATCCGGTAAGAACGGCGGCTGCTTATCAAAAATTGGCAAATAAAAACGTAACAAAAGCAGGTTTTAAAGCTACTTCTACTGATGGGGCTCCAGCATCACTTAGATTTAAAAATACTAATGATGCTGCTAGGACTGCTGCAATCATGAAACCAATTGCAAAAGTAAAAGAAATTGCTAAGAGTGCTAAGGCAGCATTGACAAGTCCAACTGCAAAGAAAGTTGGTTTAGGTGCTTTAGGGTTAGGGGCAGCTGTTGGAGCGGGTTACATTGGTGGTAAAATGTCAAATGATGGAAGTGCCAAAGTTGGACCCAAGATTGTAGGACCCAAGATTGTAGGACCTAAGATTGTAGGACCCAAATCTCCATCTTCTTCAGGTGACGGCGGTGGCGGATCTAATTCTTCAGGTGACGGCGGTGGTGGGTCTAATTCTTCGAGTGGGGGTGAGAACTCTCCATCTCAGAATAGAACACCAAAGAAACAAGAATCAACTCCACCAACAAAACCACCATATATTGGAAAGACTCCTGGTGGAACTGAATATGAAATAAGAACTCCAACATCTAAAGAACTAGAAGCAGCACAAGATACAAGAGCATCAGGTGGAAGTGAAGAAGAAGCAATTAAAGCAGGTGTAGATGCAGGAAAAACATCCAATCCAGTTAAAATGGATATTCCTGGATTTGCCTTAGGTGGAAAAATGCCAGAATTTGGTGTCGATAAAACAGGCATAAAACCACTCACACCAGAAAAGAAAAAACCCCCTACAGAAACCACAAGTGAAGGATATGATGCTTATGATCTGGTGCTTGAGTATCTTCTCTCACAGGGGCACACAGAGACTATAGAAGAGGCGCATTATGTGATGATGGAGATGGATGAAGAAATGATTGGAAGTATTGTTGACGAATATAAAAACGATTTACTTTCAGAAGAAATCACTGAATGGGTTAATGAACTAGTAAAAGATGGTTATGATCTTTCAGAATACACTTGGGATGATCTTGCAGAGTATTATGTGAATGAAGCAAAGGTCGATACAGTTGTAGACAAAACATTAGAGGATGCTGGTGTTAGTGACAGTATTCGCATGAGTGTTAAAAAAGCTTCTAGGACTAACAGAAAAACATCCAATAATCGTATGACGCGAACTCAATCAAGATTAGCAAATAAACTCAGTAATATAGCAGGAAGAAGGCAAGATTATGAAGGAGAGATTTCAGGAACAAATAGAGGACCTGAATCTCCAACAGATCGTTAAAACATATAACGATATTGTGATATTGTAATAAGATTTTATAAAGTTATGTATCAATACCCCTTGACATTTATTCAAAATCTCTATAGAATAGGTTTGTTGCTTTTGAAGATAAGTTATATCAATAATACTCAGAGCTCTTAAGGATTAATTATTTAATTTTAACTCTATTTTTAGTATCTATTCCTCTTTTTATTTGATATCTGGATAATCCTCCAGAATTAGAAATATATCCAGTTGTGGTACATTTCCATTTTTGTTTATTTGCTTCTTTGGCATTTTTACTTCTTTCTTCTTTAGAAAGTCCACAAATTCCTAATTTTAATTCTTTATTTCTTTCTCCATTTCTTATTCCTAATAAATGCCTTTCTTCATCGGTCATAGAAAATAAACCTAAACCTTGTTCTTTTAGTTTTTTACCTTGAATTTTACCTAAGTTTTTTCTTCTTTCTGGGTCTACTGAAAATACTCCTGTGTTATTAATAAAACTTGAATGTCCGACTTTTCTTGCCACTTCTAATTTTTCTTCTTTAGTCATAGAAAAAAATCCAGTTCCATTTTCTTTATTTTTTAATCCTGCTTTCCTACTAGATGATATTGAAATTTTACCACCACAATTTTCATTCAGGCACCATTTATCTGTTTGATAAAATGGTCTTATTATCCTACTTTCAATTTCTTGTGCTTCTAACCACCCATCATCTGTATATGAAAACAACTGAAGTATTTGTTTCTTTGGTGTATAAAGTTCCCAACACCACTTATTGGTTATTGGAGAACCCCAGTATTTTTGGTTAAAGTATTTTTCTTTTTTTACCCCATAGTAATAATAAAGAACTTCTTCAAAGGTAATTTTATACAAGTATATTCTTGGACTATAAGAAGTCATCGTTATTCTATAAGAACTGCATTACTATTTATAAAAGTTTATAATAGAAAAGGTGCCTGAAAGCACCTAATCTTTGTCTGTAGAGAGTTGCAGTTCCTATAGACATTTATATTTATCATAGTGCTCTACTAGATTATAAAGTCTCTCTACTTCGCCAGAAAAGAATTTACCTTCTACATTCGTATTGTAATAATCATCACGAAAAATAACATTTCTTTTAAATTGTTCCATAGTCTCATAATAACTCATAGATTTCTTATGAGGACATAAATGTAATATTTCTTTGAGGAATTTATCCTCTCCAAGATTTTTTATATCTTCTTTTAGCAAATCACACGAACTCGGATAAATTTTCCAATCACTTTCTTGAGTTTTTCTTCTACCAGTCTTTCTATCCTTTTGTCTTGTCCAGAAATGTTTTTTACCAATATATTTTTTATTATTTGTTAAATTTGTAATGATATAAACAAAGCCTTCCATCTTATTTGTAATTTTAATAAAATCCTCTCCGTTATATTTCCAGGACATTTTAAAATTCTATATAATTTATTTAGATCTCCTTTCACAAAATCTAAAACCTGCTATAATGTAAGAGACCAAAATTCACATTATGACGACTTTAGAACAAACCTTAAGAACCTCTCATGACTGGGCAGTGAATCGTATAAATATTTTGAATAAAAAAAATAATAATGCAGATGCAGAAGCAATTCGTTCAGAATTTAATGAATGGATGAATCCTGATATTGATGATCATGACGTTTTTTCACTAGAATACATAGGAGAAGAAGATGACTTTAGACCTTCATAACTTTTTTAAATTTTATGATGATGGTAATTCTAATCACGTAGCAGCAGTTCAATGGTTAGAAGATAACCTTCCTGCTGAGTTTCTTGATGATGCAGAAGGAGATTGGATTGGTATCTTTAGAACCAAACCACCCCAACCATCAGTATTAGCAGTCCCATATTTTAATCAAGTAGATAACTATCGTGATGCCCAAAGAACTTGTAATAGTTCTTCTTGTGCTATGTGCCTAGCATTTCTAAAACCAGGAAGCATCAAAGGTGACGACGAGTATGTTACAAAAGTTTTTGCTATCGGTGATACAACTGATCATGGAGTGCAGACACAAGTTCTTGCAAATTACGGAGTTCAGTCGCATTTTAGTTATAATCTTTCTTTTTCTGATATTGATAAAAGCATTGATAATGGCAAACCTGTTGTTATTGGCATCCTACATCGTGGTTC